AGGGAGTCGAAACAGCCGCCACCGTTCCTTTACTGTACAGTATTATAACATAACGGTTGCAAAAATGCAACTACTTTTTGAAAAAATAAAAATAATTTTGCAAAAATGCGAAAAATATATTGACAATAACTTACAAGGGTGGTATCATATAGTTGTCGCAGAAATGCAACACAATAAAAACTGGAGGTGATAAAATTGACTAATGTTGATAAGCTGAAAGGGGCTATCAAGGAGAAAAGATTAACCCCTGAAAAGGTTGCTGAAAGTATCGGTATCGACAAAAGTACGATGTATCGTAAACTTTCTAACGGTGGTGAGGATTTTACCATTAAGCAGGCAGACGCTATCACACAAATTCTCGGATTAACAGGTGATGAGGCACAGGCTATTTTTTTTAGTCAGTTTGTCGCATAAATGCAACTATTATATTAAGGGGGTGAGAAAATGGGATTTTTTAATAATTTATTCAACATAGAAAAAGCACCAACAGTCAACAAGACTGTCAGTGCACCTTATGTTCCGCCTTATCCTTTAGAAAAAGATTTTTATACTTTTGATAAGGTAGAGTGGAGCGGAGCGTTACCACCTCATTCAATGACACTTTCTTTTGTACTTCCTTATTCCGATTGGTGCGAATTTGAAAAGTCAGACCTTTATCGAGATTTGGAGAATTATCTTCAGGAATTACAAAAACGAGGTAACCCGAATGAGAATGTAGGCACTCAAGATTGATAGGCAGATGTTCATTGTATGTCGGAACATACTCATCAACACCTTTTGCCTTGTGATGATAAGAATTAACTTCGTGGGTGTTGTAATCTTCGGTGTACTCTATGCCGTTCAGAACTAATTGAATGTCGGTAACAGAAATAGGCAGTTGCGATTTATTGTTAAGTTTATAATGAATGAAAAGTCTTTTCTTTCCCTGCACGCCTAATTTGTATGCGTATTCAAGCATTGTGATTTCCAAATTCACTTTGTGCGAAACAAAATAGTTAATCAGGTTTATTAAAGATATTAAAAAGCCTGCAATGCCTAAAATACCACTAATTATTACCCACATATAATCAGCTCCTTTGCTCGATTATAACATTCGCAAAAGATATTTGCAATACAATCAATAATACCACAATCGCAGTCCCATTAAACGGACTTAGCTGAAAAGAGGTGAAGAAATGAAAAAGGAAGATAGAGATAAGGTTATAAATGCTTTATCAGAATTTGTCGTAAGGGTAGCAAAAGGAGAAGCGACCTCTATAGCAGAAGTTGCTGTTCTGCCTGAGGTCGCCAAGGTTTTGTTAGTCTTTGAGGGCTGAGTTTTGAAGTGCTTCATTTATGCCTTTAAAGAGTTCAGTATAGAATTTAGCCACTTCGTCGCCGTTATCACTGCAAGGAGACATATCAGAACTGTTAGCCTTTGCAACTGTAATTTCTTTGGCATACAATGCCGCAATTTTTGCAATTGAGTCTTCTCTCATAATTACACCTCACTTTCATTATATAGTGTAATGAATTGCGGTTCATCACTACATATAGTATATCATAGAAAGTTGGTGAAATCAATGCACATCAATGAATTTGCTGAAATCTTGCTTAAAAGCAGGAAACAGAAAAGTCTTTCACAAAGCGAGCTTGCTAAGAAATCGGGCTTTACTAAAAGAGCTATTCAGTATTGGGAAAAAGGCAAAAAGAGCATTTCTCTTGAAAATGCCGACAGGCTCTTAACGGCTTTAGGTGTAGAAATCAAGATAGGTAAAACAGAAAGCAGGTGAGAAAATGGCAAAACTTAAACTTATTGACACAGTCGAAATCGTTTCAGACAAAATTACCAACGAAAATTAAGGAGGTGTACATATGCCGAGAGAAAGACCTATCATCAATTGGGATGAAGTGCCGGTGATTATTGATGTGCCGTATGTGGCACGGTTGCTTGCACTTAATGTTGATTATACAACACGGCTTGCACAAAGGGGCGTTCTTCCTGCCCACAAAATCGGAAAGCTTTGGCGATTTGATAAGGAAGAAATCAGACAATACATAAAGGAGCATTAACAATGTGGTTAAGAAACTACCCGACACGCAGAAAACTGCTCAAAGATGTGGAAAACCTCAGAGCAGAGAACAGACATCTCAGCATTGAGCTAAGGAACGCAAGAACGGACCTTGCCCTCGAAAAAACAGCGTCAAACGGTTATCGTCACGAGAACCGAGAACTAAAACGCAAGCTCAAAGCCCTTGAAACGCCTGAATCCGAAGTATTCAATTTTGAATGTGTGGGGGTGAAGAAATGAAAGAAAATGTTTTTGAACGAATGGAAAGAATTGACGGACAGAGAAAAATCTCTGATTTCATTGTTAAGCAAAAACAGGATTATGAATTTAAAGTTAAGTATGCAACTATCAGAGCGAGAGAATTTGCTGAAGAATGCGATAGACGAGAATTAAACTATCACGTTTCGGTCGGCGGTCTTGATAGCATTACATTATTTATCTTTTTAAAGTCGATCGGAATCCATGCCCCAGGAATCAGCGTTTCTTATCTTGAAAATTCGAGTATTCAAAAAATACATAAAGAGCTCGGAATTGAAAGGTTAAAGCCATCAGTTCGTTATGTTGACAGTGCAGGAAAAGAACACCGCTGGACTAAACAGGATATAATTCAGGAGTTTGGATTTCCTGTCTTATCAAAAGAAATTGCCGCCAAGATTGAATTACTTGCAAATCCGACCGAAAAAAACAAAACTGTTCGACACGCTATTGTAACAGGCGAAACAGGGGCCTATGGCGGTTATCAAAAAAACAGTCGTATGAAAATGTCGCAAAAATGGCTTGAAAAGTTCGGCGGTTATGCGAACAATGAAGAGGGTACAAATTACCAAATTCCAAATTTCAAAGTGTCATCAAAATGCTGCTATTATCTAAAAGAAAAGCCTTGTAACACTTGGGCAAAAGAACATAACAGCGTGCCTTATCTTGGCTTGATGGCTTCCGAAGGCGGAAGAAGAGCTAAATCCTTAATGATAAATGGTTGTAATTATTTTGGTAAATCTACAATCAGATCAGCACCGTTTGCGATTTTTAACAGACAGGACATTTTGCAACTTGCTCTTGATTTAAATGTTCCTGTTCCCGAAATATATGGAAAAATCGAGAGGCAAGAAGATGGTACTTTGTACACAACCAAAGCTCAAAGAACAGGTTGCTCAATGTGCGGATTTGGTTTGCACTTGGAAAAGCGCCCTCATAGATTTGACTTACTTAAAGAGCAAAATCCTAAAGAGTGGGAGTATTGGATGTATAACTGCTGCACAGATGATAAAACAGGCGAAAGATACGGCTGGGCAAGGGTGTTGGATTATATCAATGTTAAATATTAATTGCAATTGCAAAGAAAAATCCGCTGAAGCTCTACAAAGCCTCAACGGACAAAGAAAAATACCTTAATTAAATGATAGACAATTTTAAGCGAATTGTCAAGGAGGACTTTAATATGTCAGTAAAAATATCAGCTTTTGAAATCGAAAATGTAAAAAGAGTAAAGGCGGTTGCTTATGAACCGACCGAAAACGGACTTACCGTGTTGGGCGGTAAAAACGGACAGGGCAAGACATCTGTTCTTGACGCAATTGCGTGGGCTCTCGGCGGTAATCGTTTTGCTCCGTCTGCTCCGTACCGTGAGGGTTCAACGATTCCGCCACATCTCAAAATCAAGCTCTCAAATGGTATAGTTGTGGAGCGTAGCGGTAAGAACAGCAGTCTTAAAGTAATTGACACCGCAGGCAACAAAGGCGGACAGGCTTTGCTTGACGCATTTGTCAGCAACTTTGCTCTTGACCTGCCGAAATTTATGAATGCAACCGGCAAGGAAAAGGCTGACACGCTCCTGCAGATTATCGGTGTAGGCAACAGAGTTTACGAGCTTGAAACGCAGGAAACACAGGTGTATAACGAGCGCCGTGCTATCGGTCAGATTGCAGACCAAAAGAAAAAGTTTGCCGCCGAAATGCCCGAATACGAAGGCGTGCCGAATGAACCTGTATCAGCCTCTGAACTTATCAATAAACAGCAGGAAATTCTTGCACGCAACGGTGAAAATAACCGCCTGAGAGCAGAAAAAGATAACCTTGAAAGCCGTGCCAACAATTTGCAGAGCGAAATCAACAGGCTTAACGAGGATTTGAGAAAATACAATTCCGAACTTACAAAAGTGCTTGCACAGCTTGAACAGAGCAGAAAGACCGTTGCCGAACTGCACGATGAAAGCACGGCAGAGCTTGAAAGAAACATTACCGAGATTGACGAAATTAACCGCAAAGTCAGAGCAAACCTTGATAAGGCGAAAGCTGATGAGGACGCAAAGGAATATTACCGCAAGTATGCCGATATGACGGCACAGCTTGAAGAAATCCGCAAAACAAAATATGACTTGCTCAATAACGCAAACTTGCCACTTGACGGCTTATCTGTTGAAAAGGGCGAGCTTACATATAACGGTTTTAAGTGGGACAACATGAGCGGCTCGGAACAGCTTCGTGTCGCTACGGCAATTGTTCGCAAGCTCAATCCTGAATGCGGATTTGTCCTGCTTGACAAGCTCGAACAAATGGATACCGACACACTCAAAGACTTTGCAAAATGGCTTGAATCAGAGGGATTGCAGGCTATTGCAACAAGAGTTTCAAACGGCGATGAATGTTCAATAATCATTGAGGACGGCTATATTAAGTCCGAAACAACCACACCTGTTACAACACCGACTTGGACAGAAGGAGAGTTTTAATTATGGCTACAAGAACTACAGCTAAAACAACAGCAAAAACAAATGAATGTGTAATCAAATGCAATCCGCACAGAGAGCTTGCCTGCGGTTATACCAAGGTCAAGATTATGCCTGAAAACTATTCAAGAATTGTTTTGATTGCAGGTATGACAGGCAAGTCAATACAGGATTTGACAAACGAACTGCTCAACTACGCAATCGACTATGTTGTCATTGATGTTGACGGCAATAAAATCAATTTTTCAGATGTACAGGGGGTGAGATAATGAACATCACGAAAGGTAAAATCAAGTCGGCTCAAAAGGTTGTAATTTACGGTCCCGAGGGTATCGGCAAATCAACATTTGCTTCGCAGTTTCCGAATCCTCTGTTTATCGACACGGAGGGCAGCACAAAAAACCTTGATGTTGCGAGAATGGATAAGCCAACATCGTGGACCATGCTAAAGAGTCAGCTTGAATATATCAAAAGCAATCCGACTGTATGCAAGACGGTTGTTATTGATACAATCGACTGGGCAGAACAGCTTTGTATTGATGATATTTGCTCAAAGTACGGCAAAAAAGGTATTGAGGATTTCGGCTACGGAAACGGATATGTTTACGAAAAAGAGGAGTTCGGCAGATTTTTGAACAGCCTTGAAGATTTGATTGACAGAGGTATCAATGTTGTGCTTACCGCACATGCACAGCTCCGCAAGTTTTCACAGCCTGATGAAATCGGCGAGTATGACCGTTGGGAGCTAAAACTCGGCAAAAAGACTGCTTCACAGATTTCTCCGCTTGTAAAAGAATGGGCGGATATGGTGCTTTTTGCAAATTATAAAACAGTAGCGGTAGCGACCGACAAAGACGGCAGAAAGTACAAGGCACAGGGCGGAGGGAGAGTGATGTACACGCTTCATCACCCTTGTTGGGATGCAAAGAACCGTCACGGACTGCCCGAAGAAATGGACTTTAGCTATGCAGGCATTGCCCATATTTTTAATGATGTTGCACCTGTAAATAACGCTCCTGTTCCGCAGAATCCGATACCTCAGCCTCCTAAGGCAGAGCCTGCGACACAGCCTGTGCCACAACCTACGCAGATTGAAAAAGTTCCCGAGCCTGTTCCGCTGTCAACACCTCAGATACAGAATGATAAATCTGTCAATATTCCCGAGGGCATACCAAAAGCTCTTGCCGACCTTATGAGAGCTAACGGTGTTGATGAAAGCGAAATCAGACAGGCGGTGTTTACACAGGGACACTACCCTTACGATACACCAATCACAAACTATGACCCACGATTTATTAACGGTTGCCTTGTGGGAGCGTGGAATAAGGTATTCGAAGTGATACAGAGCAACCGTGACTTACCGTTTTAATAAGAAAGGAAGATGTATAAATGGATAGAGAATTTGGTTGGAACGACGAAATAACCGAAGAGGGCGGAAATTATGAACCGCTCCCCGAGGGTGATTATGATTTTACAGTAGCAAAGGTTGAGCGTGCTCGCTCACAGGGTAAAGGCAAACTGCCGCCGTGCAATATGGCAAAGGTGACTTTTGATGTGTGGGGAGCAGATGACAAGCGAGAAATTACAGTTAATTTCGTACTGCACTCCTCGCTTGAATGGAAGCTGTCACAGCTCTTTTTGTCCGTGTCAATGAAAAAGCACGGCGAACCGCTCCGTATGGACTGGACAGGCATTATCGGCAAGAAAGGTAAATGTCAGGTTATCATCCGCAAATATGTCAAGAATGACGGCACAGAGGGCGTAACAAATGACATCAAGTATTTCTATGCCTACGATGAACAGGTGACGACGATATCGCCTGCCGTAGCACAGTCTGCACCTCAGCAGTATGTACAGCCTACATATCCGCCGCAGTATAACACACAGCCTGCAACGCCAAATACTGCGATGCCGAATAACTGGACACCGGGTAGCTTTTAATGCAGTTACGACCGTATCAGAATGAAGCGAAGAATGCCGTTTTCTCCGAGTGGGAAAGCGGCAATTTAAAAACATTACTTGTCTTGCCTACAGGCTGTGGCAAGACGATAGTTTTTGCAAAAATCACCGAAGAATGTGTCCGTCGAGGTGACAGGGTGCTGATACTTGCCCACCGTGGAGAATTGCTCGACCAAGCGGCGGACAAAATTCAAAAAGCAACAGGGCTTAATTCGTCAGTCGAAAAAGCCGAGCAAAGTTGCATAGGTTCGTGGAACAGGGTTGTTGTAGGCTCTGTACAGACGCTTATGCGTGAGAAAAGACTGTCAAACTTTGACAGCGATTATTTTGACACAATCATCATTGATGAAGCACATCACTCAATCAGCGACAGCTATCAGCGTGTGCTTGAGCATTTTGACAATGCAAAAGTGTTGGGTGTTACCGCAACACCCGACCGAGGAGATATGAAAAATTTAGGAACAGTATTTGATTCGCTTGCGTATGAGTACACGCTCCCTAAGGCTATCAAAGAGGGATATCTGTCACCGATTAAAGCTGTGACAATACCGCTTACACTTGACCTTTCGGGAGTTGCCACACAGGCAGGAGATTTTAAAGCAAGTGATATTGACACGGCACTTGATCCGTATCTTTATCAGATTGCCGAAGAAATGAAAAAATACTGTAAGAACCGTAAAACTGTTGTGTTTTTACCACTTGTAAAAACATCGCAGAAATTTAAAGACATTTTGAACGAAAAAGGCTTTAAAGCGGCAGAGGTCAACGGTAACAGCGAAGACAGAGCGGAAGTATTGCAGGATTTTGAAAATGATAAGTACAACGTGCTGTGCAACTCAATGCTTTTAACCGAGGGTTGGGACTGCCCAAGTGTTGACTGCGTTGTCGTTTTAAGACCTACAAAGGTGCGTGGGCTTTACTGCCAAATGGTCGGCAGAGGTACAAGACTTGCTCCAAACAAGACGGAGCTTTTGCTGCTCGACTTTTTGTGGCACACCGAAAGACACGAACTTTGCAGACCTGCACATCTCATTTGCGACAATGAAGAAGTCGCACAAAAAATGACCGAAAACTTATCGGAACAGGCAGGATGTCCGATTGATATTGAAGAAGCAGAGGAAAAAGCAAGCGAAGATGTTGTGGCTCAGCGTGAAGAAGCGCTTGCAAATCAGCTTGCGGAAATGCGAACACGCAAACGCAAACTTGTAGATCCGTTGCAGTACGAAATGTCAATTCAGGCGCAGGACCTTGCAGGATATGTTCCGGCATTCGGCTGGGAGTGTTCTCCGCCTACAGACAAACAGAAAGCAAAACTTGAAAAGCTCGGAATATTCCCCGATGAAATTCAGAGTGCCGGCAAAGCAAAACTTATTCTTGACAGGCTCGAAAAGCGAAGAATTGAGGGCTTAACCACACCTAAACAAATCCGTATGCTTGAAAGCAGAGGTTTTCAGCACGTGGGCAAATGGCAGTTTGACGAAGCGTCAGCCTTGATTTCAAGGATTGCCGCAAACGGTTGGAGAACTCCGAAAAACATTAACCCGAAAACATATGTACCGCAAAGCGAGGTGAATACGGTTGGACTTACTTAATGCACTTGAATACATCAGTCCGTCAGAGCTTGACTACCAAGACTGGGTAAATGTCGGAATGGCACTCAAACAAGAGGGATACAGCGTAAAGGACTGGGACGATTGGAGCAGAGCAGACAGCCGATATCACAACGGTGAGTGTGAAAAGAAATGGCAGAGCTTTAACGGCTCTGCCTCACCTGTCACAGCAGGCACGATAGTCCAAATGGCAAAAGACAGGGGGATGACTTTTCGTGAATCGAAAGAACTCGGCTGGAATGATGAAATCGCTTTTGAACAGGGCGATATCGGAGTAACAGCCTGTGAGGGTGTAAAATTTCACGAGCCTGCAAACTGGAATCCTGTGAATGAAATTGTAACCTACCTTGAAACCCTCTTTGACAGCTCCGAAAATGTTGGCTATGTAACCGAAACTTGGGAGAAGAACGATAACGGCAAGGTTAAATATCTGCCTACAAAGGGCAGTTGTGACCGTACGGCAGGTGAGCTTATTGCCGCCCTCAACAATTGTGACGGTGATATATCAAATGTATTCGGTGATTACAAGCCTGAAGCAGGAGCGTGGATAAGGTTCAACCCATTGGACGGCAAGGGTGTAAAAAATGAGAATGTAACCGATTATCGTTATGCTCTCGTGGAATCTGACTGTATGGCTCTTGAAGAACAAAATGCAATCATCAGAGAGCTTGAGCTGCCTGTTGCGGTGCTTGTTTATTCGGGCGGAAAATCAGTCCACGCTATTGTTAAGATTGATGCCGCAAACTATGACGAATACCGCAAAAGGGTTGATTATCTCTACAATGTATGCCATAAAAACGGCTTTGAAATCGACAAGCAGAACCGCAATCCGTCAAGGCTGAGCCGTATGCCCGGTGTTATCCGCAACGGCAAAAAGCAGTTTATCATTGACACAAACATCGGTAAATCAGACTTTGTCGAGTGGAAAGACTGGGTGGAGAGCATTAACGATGACTTGCCCGATCTTGACAACCTTGCGGATTTTTTTGAAAATCCTCCTGAACTTGCTCCGCCTCTGATTGAGGGAGTATTGCGACAGGGACATAAAATGCTCCTCGGCGGACCCTCAAAAGCAGGTAAGTCATTTGGTCTTATCGAATTGTGTATTGCAATTGCCGAGGGAACAGAATGGTTCGGCTTTAAGTGTGCGCAGGGCAATGTCTTGTATGTGAATCTTGAGCTTGATCGTGCGTCCTGTTTTCACAGATTCAAGGATGTATATGAAGCATTGGGACTTGAACCCAAAAACTTAAACAGAATTGATATTTGGAACTTGCGTGGCAAGTCCGTGCCTATGGATAAGTTAGCGCCTATGCTCATACGCAGAGCTTTAAAAGGCAACTTTATAGCTGTTGTGATTGACCCGATATACAAGGTTATTACGGGTGACGAGAACAGCGCAGACCAAATGGCACACTTTTGCAACCAGTTTGATAAGGTGTGTACCGAAATCGGTTGTGCGGTAATTTACTGTCATCACCATTCAAAAGGTGCTCAGGGCGGTAAAAAGTCAATGGACAGAGTTTCGGGCTCGGGTGTTTTCGCTCGTGACCCCGATGCACTCCTTGACCTTACAAGGCTTGAAATCAGCGAAGATTTGATGAAACAGCAAAAGGATGAAAGAACCTGTAAAATCTGCAAAGACTGGATAGGTCGTTTCAACAAAATCAGTGAAGTGTGTTCGCAGGACGATTTGGTAATGTCAAATAATATGATTGACATCGCACGCAAAACGCTTCCTGAACAGTCTTTTAAGCTGATGATGTCAGATGTTGCCCGTGCCGAAAAAACCGTAAAAGGGATGTCAGCGTGGAGAATAGAGGGTACTCTGAGAGAGTTTCCGACATTTGATGCACTTAACCTTTGGTTTGATTATCCGATACACAAATCAGATACAACAGGTGTGTTGAAAGACTGTAATTTTGAGGGCGATTTTAACCCGCCTTACAAGAAGAATTTCAGTAAGAAAAATACTAAATCGGAAAACAAAAAAGGACGCATGGAATCTCTTATGACAGCCTTTACGGCAGAAGAGAATAACGGTCAGGCAGATATAAATGACATGGCTACATATCTTGGTGTCGGCGAAAAAACAATCCGAAATTACATAAAAGAACATGGCGGCTTTTGGATTGACGGCGGTAAAACAGGATTGAAGGAAAAGGAAAAAGTCGAATAAATTTTCCCTTTCCGTCAAATTTGAAAGGAAAATTTTATCGAGAATTTCCCTTTCCGTGAAGGAAAATAAGGAAAATTTCCCGAGATTTTCCTTTTCTAAAAATGACGGAAAATGACTTTTTTCTCGAGATTTTCCGAGGGAAAGAAAAAGTATATATACTACCGTATATATAAACGATGTCCGTTCCCTAAGGTCACAGGGGTGAAGTAGTTGTGCGAAGCTTACGCACAACAACTCCTTCCCCTGACCTGTGACTAAAAGCAAAATTCAAAAATCAAAAGTAGCTTTAATGCTTTAAAGGAGTGAAATATTAAAAATGGAATTTTTTATGGCGATGATACCGCCGACCGTAACTGCACAGGAACATAAGGTTATGGTAAAAAACGGCAAACCTGTTTTTTACAATCCGCCCGAGGTGAAACAGGCAAGAGAAAAGCTCACATCACATTTAGCAAAATTTAAACCGTCAGAACCGTACAAGTCAGGTGTCAGGTTGATAACAAAGTGGTGCTTTCCTCGTGGTAAACATCAGGACGGCGAATATCGTATAACAAAACCTGACACGGACAATCTGCAAAAAATGCTAAAAGACTGTATGACCGCTATCGGCTTTTGGTCTGATGACGCACTTGTTGCAAGTGAGATATGTGAAAAGTTTTGGGCAGAGGTTTCGGGTATTTACATCAAGGTGGAAATGCTGTGAATATCTCGGAAGTTAAACGCAACCTTGAAAGAACCGTGCTGTACAATGGAGCAGAATACATTCTGAAAGGCTGTATCATCAGACGGAATACAACGGGTCGGTTTTACTATCAGGCAGAGCTTATGGACACCAAAGCCAAAAGCTCGTTAATTGTAACTGCACTTGATAAGATTGACGAAAGGAGAGAAAGCATTGAAAGCGAGAATACCTGTTAAGCTGAAAAAGGAGGCTATGGCGGAAATTAACCGCCTTGCCGACAGGGAATACCAGAAAGTCAAGGACAAGGAAATTGCGGACGCCACAAGGCGAATTTTTAAGATGATTGTATTTGCCTTGTATAAGGATTTCGGCTTTGGTCGTGATAGATGTGCAAAGGCTTTGAAGTCGATGACCGAGATAATTGAACATTCCGACACTGACGAAGTGTTCTGGGAACATATCGACCGTGTGGTTATCGACAAACTGAAACTTGAATTTGACAAACGGGACTATACCGACAACGGAAAAGTTGTTAATTTTGAAGGAGACGAAGAAAATGAGGAAGTATGAAGCAGTTTATAGCTCTGATGTGCTTGATGAAATCAAGAGTGGAAAAGATATCTTTTTGCTCAACAGGGCAACAAACAATGTTAGTTGGGTAAATGGTATGACTGTAGGTAGCCTTGTAAAAGTTTTTAAGCATGACAATAAAGATAACATATATGAGTTTTACAAGGAAGTGAAAGCAAATGACAAACTTTGAAAAAATCAAACAGATGAGCGTTGAGAATATGGCGGAAATGTTGCTTGATGAAAGTGAAAAACATTTTACATACTGCAACCATTGTTCACATCAAAGTTTTTATGCACCGCATTGTACATCTAGCAACCTTCGAATAGATTGCATACATGCAGTCAAAAAATGGCTTGAAAGTGAGGTAGAAGAATGAGAGACATTAAAAATATTACCGTTAATTACGATAACGGCGAAATAGAAACTTTAAATAAAGGTGTAGTTGTTGGTTTTGATGAAATCGACAACGAAGAAGAAACTATCAAGGTCAGCTATCGTATGTGCGATATTAAAGGCAAGGATTTGTATTTGATTGTAAACGCTGTTATTGCGTTGGCACAGAAACTTGGTATGCTTGACGAGGAGGAGCGTGATATAGATTGACGGTTAAAGATTATTTATATTCGGTCAGGGTTTCGGATAAGCTGATCAGAACGAAAGAACACGAGCTGTCGAAACTTAGGCTGAATATTGCACAGGTATCGGTTAAGCAGAACGAGCCTGTTAAGACATCAGGAGTGAATGACCCTATGCGGATTGTTGACAGGATTGCAGACCTTCAGACTGAAATCAATAGGGAAATTGACAATCTTGTGCGGTTGAAAACTGAAATCCGCGGTAAAATCAACGCACTTGACGATTACCGTTACATTGCAATTTTGACTGAGTATTACATAAATTGTCAGAGGTGGGAGGATATTGCCGAGAGTATGGAAATGAGCGTAAGGCATACCCTGAGATTGCACGGCGAAGCGTTACAGGCGTTCCGAAAAAAGTTCGATTTCTCGTAAAATTATTTTGAAATGTCATTGAATGTCACCCTTACCCTGCGTATAATGGTATTATGAAAGTTTGACAAACAGGACATATGCGAAACTCTCCTAAGTTAAAAAATTGCACAGACCGCTCTCGTTTGAGGGCGGTTTTGTGTTGTGAGGTGAAATTGATGTATAAAGACAAATGCGGTACAGGTTACGAAAATAGCACAAGAGCGATTTTTCAGGGTGCAGGAGAATATGACATCCCGATTATTGAGCCTACAAAAATTACAGAAAACAACTTTATCGGATTTAATGAAGTTTTGAGCAGTAAGCAGAACAACTGCGGTGTGCATTTCTTTTTGGACGATTACCAGTTCCAAAGATTATGGAATACACCCGACAGGTACATTGAAAAGCTACAAAATTTTAATTGTGTGTTGTCGCCTGATTTCAGTCTTTACACTGATTATCCGACAGCGTTGCAGATTTATAACCACTATCGCAAGCATTGGATAGGTGCATATTTGCAACTCTACGGTATTGAGGTGATACCTACAATTTGTTGGAGTGATGAAAAGAGTTTTGAATGGTGTTTTGACGGCAAACTTATTGGCGGTACTGTTGCCGTATCAAGTGTTGGAACGCAGAACCGTACGGAATCAAAAGAACTGTTTTTGAAAGGTTACAAAGAAATGATTGAACGCTTACGGCCTGAAACAATTATCTTCTACGGCAGAGTCCCCGAAGAATGTATGGGAAACATCATCAACATCAAATCGTTTCAGGAAAAATTCAGGAGGTCAAAATAATGGGCGGAAGAGGCGGAAGTTTTAGAGTAATCCCAAAGATCAAAAAACCAGTCGGTATTCCTTCAAATGCTATTACCGAGGATGAATTCCTTAAATTAAAAGGAGTTGGGGATATTTCAAGTGGTTATACGGTTGATAAGCTTAGAGGAAACAGAGCTTTGAAAACACAGCGCGGACAGGAAAAGTTTGAGAAAGAAGTCTTGAAAGCTAATGCGGATTATTCAAGTAAGCGTGCGAGTGCAAGAAAGGAATACAAATCTTTGGTAAGTAAGGGTGTGATTAGAGATAAGACACCTACAGAAAGAAGATTAACAACTGCTCACGGGCACCCTGATAATCAATCGACACAAGCCGCAAGACGATTACTGGCAAAACAAGGAATTGACTGGAAAACAGGCAAGAAAATTAAATCATAATAAATTCAAAAGGGTGTTATAATGGGCGGAAGAGGCTCTTCAAGCGGTATAAGTGATAAGGGAAAGAAGTACGGTACAGAATATCACACAGTTGCTCAATTTGGTGAAATAAAAGTAATTCGTATGAATGGTAATACTTCGATAAAAGCTCCTATGGAAACTATGACAAAAAATAGAGTGTATGCTACTCTTGACAAACAGAGCAACATCAAAAGTGTTACTTTTTATGACAACTACGGCGAAAGAATAAAACAAATTGACGTTAAAGGTAGACCTCATAATGGAATGATGCCACATACCCATTTGGGTTATGAACATAATGAAATTGGAGATCGTCAATTGACTGATAAAGAACAGAAATATGTAAGTGTATTATTGAATAAATGGGAAAGAAAACACTTGAATATTTAGAAATTTATTGATATAATATTATAAACGCAGGGGATAGTTTAAATAGGAAAACAGTTTTTACAGATTCCGGTGCAACTCCGGAAACCTGTGTTTAAAGACAGTACAGAAATGTGCTGTCTTTTCTTTTGCTTATTTTTAGAAAGGGCGGTGATACCGTGAAAGACAAATTAAATGCAAGACAGAGGAAGTTTGCGGAATATTATGCGCAGAGCGGTAACGCCGCTGAGAGTGCTGTTAAGGCAGGATATTCCGCAAAATATGCTAATACCAATGCTTCAAAATTACTACAAAATACTACAATCGCAAATTATATCAAAGAGCTTTCCGATAGGCTCAAAGATGAGCGCATTATGAGTGCAAAGGACAGACAGGTTGCTTTGTCCGACATTGCAAGGAATGACGGGCAGGACACCTCCGACAGAATCAGGGCGATTGACACGCTCAACAAGATGACGGGTGAATACACCGTTAAGGTTGACGCAAAGGTTGAGCAGTCCGAAAAACTATCCGATGTGTTCAGACAGTTGGGTGGTGAGGGATTGAGTGAGTAACAAATTCCCGTTGTCACAAAAGTATATCGACTTTATCAACACAACAAATGTGTCGGCTGAATTTCTTGAAGGAACTACAGCGTCCGGCAAAACTACCGTCGGAGCAGGCGTTAAGTTTATGCGAATGGTGTCGCAGTCGCCGAAGAAGCTTCACGCAATTGCCGCCAAAACTACGGGCAAGGCTGAGGAAACTATAATTCAGCAGGACAACGGTATTCTCGACTTGCACCGCAACGCTGTCTATTGCGGCAACGGCGACAAGGACTACAAGCTGCCGCATATCAAGTTTGAGGACAAAATTATCTATATTCTCGGTTACAGCAGTCGGGATAAGTGGGAAATGGTTCTCGGTGCGCAGTTTGGGTGCGTTTATATTGACGAAATCAACACCGCTGATATCGAGTTTATCCGAGAGATGTCAACCCGTAATGACTATATGCTTGCAACGCTGAATCCCGATGATCCGAGCCTGCCTGTGTATAAGGAGTTTGTCAACCGCTCCCGTCCTTTTAAAAAATATGAAAACGATATTCCTCCCGAGATTACGGCGGAGCTTACCGAAGAACCTGTACCGAATTGGCGGTATTGGTTCTTTTCTTTTGCCGACAATTTAAGTCTTACTCCTGAACAGATTGAAAAGAAAAAGAACTCTGCACCGAAAGGTACAAAGCTCTATAAAAATAAAATCTTAGGTTTGCGAGGCAGAGCAACAGGGCTTGTGTTTCCGAATTTTGAGAGGGCAAGACACATCAAATCAAAAGAGTGGGCAGGAAAGTTTTTGAACTGTAACCGCAAGTCGGAACACTTTGTTCAGTTCACCGCAGGTCTTGATACCGCCTATTCGCAGAAGTCGCCTGACACTATCGCAATGACATTTTACGGCATTACCAATCACGGTAAGTGTGTTCAGCTTGATGAAAGAGTTTACAACAATGCCGAAATGCAAACACCTATTGCCCCGAGTGACACGGTGAAGAATTTTATTGATTTTCTTGACCGCAACCGTGATGAATGGGGCTTTGCACGCACGGCTTTTATTGACAGCGCCGACCAAGCGACTATTACCGAATTTCAAAAGTATAAGCGACAGCACGGCTGTGTCTATGACTTTGCAAATGCATGGAAGAAAACGAAGATTATCGACCGAATCAATCTTGTACTCGGCTGGCTTGCCACCGACTGTTATTTTGTGCTTGAACATTGTAAAAACACGATTGCCGAGTTTGAAATTTACAGCTGGCGAGAGGATAAAGACAATACACCCGAGGACGGTCACGACCATTGCATTAACAGCGGTCAATATGCGTGGCTGCCGTTTAAAAATATTATTGGAAGTGAAATAAATGGGGCTGATTAACAGAATGGCTGAATCTATCAGATCGGGAATTAAAAACTTTTTGCAGATTACTCCTGCAAGCGACAAAACAATTACCGTTACCGAAACAAGCAATCATCTGACCGAGTGCTTTATCAATCGCATTTGGTATTGGGGCAACAGCAGACAGCTTGCGGAGCTGTACAGGCAGATTGATACAAACAAAACTATGTTTTGGGCGGCAAAAAGCACAGAGGGGCTTGAAATCCGTAAAATACACACGGGTTTGCCGGCACTCATCTGCGAAACGCTTGTGAATATCGTAATTGCCGACTACAACGGCACAGATGTTACAAGTAAAAATTCAACCGCTTATGCTGAGCGTTGGGAAGATATTGAAAAGCAGAACAAATTGTCAGACACGGTTAAGCAAATGCTCCGTGACCTATGTGTTGTCGGTGACGGTGCTTTTAAGGTCAGCTTTGACACGGCTGTATCAGATGTTCCGATTGTTGAATGGTATCCTGCCGAAAACATCGACTTTACATATGTGCGCGGCAGAATCCGAGAGGTTAAGTTTTACACCGATTACACGCAAAAACACCGCCGTTACCGTTTTGAAGAAACATACGGTTACGGCTATATTCATTATGCTTTGTACGATGACAACGGCAAAGAGATTGACCTGCACACGGTTGACGCTCTTTCGTGGATTGATTCAAAGGGCGTTACATTTGACGAATCATATATGTGGGCTGTACCTGTCCTTTACGGCAAATCGTGCCACAAGGGCAGAGGTGCGGGCATTATCGGCATAAAAACAGACGCTTTCGACAGTCTTGATGAAGTGTGGTCACAGTGGATGGACGCACTCAGAGCCTGCCGAACAAAGCAGTATGTGCCTGATTGCCTTGTTCCGAGAAATCCCGAAACCTGTCAGCCGATATCGCCAAATCCGTTTGACAACCGATTTATCACCGTGGGCAACGATATGTCTGAAAACGGCAACGGCAACAGGATTTACACCGAAAGTCCGCAGATTCAGCACGAAAGTTATTTGAGTTCATACATTACTGCCCTCGACCTCTGCTTACAGGGCATTATATCGCCGTCAACTCTCGGCATTGATACGAAGAAGCTTGATAATGCAGACGCTCAGCGTGAAAAGGAAAAGACAACCCTTTACACAAGGCAGAACCTTGTGAAAATTACGCAGAACGCACTTCAAAGCCTTGTTGCAGTTGTACTCAATGCAGACGGTGAACTTAACGGCAAGGGTATTGTTGAGGGCTTGGAAGTATCCGTAAACTTCGGCGAATATGCAAATCCGAGCTTTGAAAGTCAGGTTGAAACCGTGTCAAAAGCAAGACAGGGCGGTTTGATGTCAGTTGAAACCTCGGTTGACGAGCTTTACGGCGACAGCAAGTCGGAGGATTGGAAAGCCGAAGAGGTGCAGAGAATTAAGGAAGAACAGGGCATTGCAGGCGAAGAAGAAAAATCGGAGCTTGACGATGTGGACCTTACCGACACAGAAGAACCTGACAATAACGCAGATGATGAAGAAAATGCGGAAAATAATGCAGAAAAAACCGAAAGCAATCCCGAACAGAATGATACACAGGTAAACAATGAGTGATTACAATATCAGAGAAGCCTTTGAAAAAATCGAAGATGAACTGATTAACAGCATGATGAGAAATTTCAGCCGCCACAGAGCCGAAGAAACCAAAGAGGGTTACAACTGGACACAATGGCAGGCTGAACAGCTCAAAAGTCTTGAAGAGTACCGTAAGCACAACGCAAAGAAATTTGGCAAGCGTTTCAAAACCATTAACAGCAAGGTTGAAGAGATGATTCGCACCGCCAAAGCTGACGGAAATGCAAGTCAGGAGGCAGAAATTCTTGAAGCTGTCAAGGACGGCTTCAAAGCCCCGAAAAAGCCGTCAGAACACAGCACAGCCGAGTTTTTTAAGGTGAATGACCGTAAACTTGACACACTCATAAAATCGACCACAGACGATTTAAAGAGGGCAGAAACGGCAGTTTTGCGTATGAGCAACGACAAGTACCGCAAGGCGATTTTTAACGCACAGGTTGCAATGAACACGGGTGCGGTTACATACGAAAAAGCCGTTGATATGGCTTGTAAAGATATGCTCAACGCAGGTCTTAATTGTGTGGAATACAAAAACGGTGCAAGGCATACGCTCTCGGATTATGCGGATATGGCGGGGGGGGGGTTAAAACAGCCAACAAAAGAGCCTATCTGCGTGGTGAGGGCGAAAAGCGAGCCGAATGGGGAGTATCCCTCGTTGTTGTGAACTCAAGACAGGGCGGTTGCCCCGATTGTGCAAAATATATCGGCAAGGTGTTTATTGACGATGTTTATTCAAACGGCAAAAAGTCAGACGGAAACTATCCGCTTCTCTCAACCGCAATCAAGAACGGTTTGTTTCATCCGAGATGTAAGGACAGCACAAGTACATATTATCCCGAACTTGATGATTTGGACGCACCGCTGTCTGAAGATGAAATCAAAGAGCTTGACCGTCAGCGAGGAATAGAGGAAAAACAGCAGTATGCACAGCGTCAGGCAGAACGCTTTGACCGCCGTGCCGAATACAGCCTTGATGAGGACAATAAACGCATTGCCCAAACCCGAGCCGATGAGTGGCACGATAGGGCGAATACGCTTGAAGAAAAGACAAAGCAATTCTCACTAAACACCAATGAACAGAAATATTACAGACCTGTTTTTGAAGAAGATATATCAAAAACTTTTGAACGCAAAATTGAGGGCGAAACAATTACAATTGATACCCGCAAGGCAAATACATTGTGTGACAATGTTTATATTTCAGATAAGGTAAAGCTAAAACGAAAAGAACTTCATAATTTTGATATGCAAGTGAGAAAAGCGTTTGATATGCTCGGAGAGGTTGAAACAAGCGGAAAGCCTGAAATTTGTATTGTCACTCCCGAAGAAATGCGAGTAAATGCTATTGCTTCATATATGCCAATGCAGAATGTTCTAAATGTCAATTCAGCATACTTTTCAACAAGTGATTTGTCAGATTTACAAGAAAACTTGGCTTGTCCGCAAGACGGATTGAGTACAATTCTTCACGAACTGATTCATTGGCAAGACGCTAAAAATTACAGAGCAAAATTCGGAAGTATTAACGATTATTTTGAATATTGCGATTACCTTAATAAAATTTATGCTCCAAAGGTTGAAAAATTGATAAATAACGGTTATAATATAGAGGATATAAGTGAGTATGCTTTTGAATGCTTAAAAGATAAAGCTATGGATGAAGTGTATAACGAGTACAGAGTCAGCAAACTTTTAGGGTGATGATGGTATGAGATTGATACAAACTGAAGAACAAAAATCTCTATGGAATGCGTTTAAGCCGTACCTTGTAACAAATGGTTTAAATGTCACTTTGCGTGAAGATGCTCCACAAGAAGCTAAAGATGCTGAAGCACTTTACAGTAAGCTTAGAGAGAAACAAAAAATGCAATATCTAAAAGATAGTGGCATAATCTAACCGCTCCGTAAAAAGGGCGGTTTTGTTATATGCAATTCACAAAAACAGCATAAAATTACGAATTGAGCATTTTATAATCGACAGCAATGTTGATTATAGGGTGCTTTTTGCATTTAAACCCGTCGATTTCGACCGGTTTAGAAAGGTGGTGACAGAATGAAAATCAGAGTAACAACAGCATTTAATGACAGGCAGAACGGTTATGTAACCCGACCTGTGAATGAAGTTTTTGAATGCTCCGAGCAGAGAGCAAAGGAACTCATTGACGGTGGTTTTGCAGAAGAGGTCAAGCCTGACGCTCCCAAAAAGCCGAGAGCCAAAGCAGTTAAAACAGAAAAAACAGAAAAAGCGGATTAAGCACTTTACGAATATGTAAGGTGCTTTTTTATTGTCCGAAGACATTAAACTACGGGAGACACCGTGCAAAACTGAAACAGAGAGACACTCTATAAACTGATTACGGGAGACACCCGAAAAACTGAAAGGATATGAAAAAATGGCAGAACCAAATCCAACACCAACCCCCAATGAACCGACACCTGCACCGCAGGGAACACCGCAGGGAAACGCTCCTGCCTTTGATTATGACAAGCTCGCAAGCCTTATTACAGGCAAACAGAGCGTGACAGAGGACACCGTTTTGAAGTCATATTTTAAGGAGCAGGGATTGTCAGCCGATGAGATGAAAGAGGCTATCGGTGCTTTTAAAAAGCAGAAAGCCAAGAACACTCCCGACTTTGCAAAAATGCAGTCGGAAGTTGAATCCGCAAATAACGCAAAACTTATGGCAGAAGTCAACCAATCGGCAACCCTCGAAGCCGTAAAACAGGGCGTTGACATTGCAACCGTTCCGTATGTGCTTAAAATTGCAGACTTTTCAAAGGCTGTGACAGACGGCAAGGTCAATGCGGAAAAGCTGACAGAGGCTGTTAAAAAGGTGCTTGACGATATTCCCGCACTCAAGGGCAAACCTGCCGAGAACGGCACAGGAGTTAAGAAAATCGGCGGTGACGGCAACGGTACATCGGACGGTACAAAACCAAAGGCAAATGTTCCTACCAAAAAATGGAACAGATTTAATATTTAACCAAAGAAAGGATTGAAAAAATCATGGCAAACACAAATAACTATGCCGAGCAGTTCAGCCCTGATCTGCTCGAAATTCTTGTTCAGGGCACACTTACATCACCGTTCATCACTTCAAATGTAAAGTGGGTTGGTGCAAGAACATTCCACTTCACACAGATGTCAACAACAGGCTTTAAGAACCACAGCAGAGAGGGAGGTTGGAACAAAGGCAAATATACACAGACAGATGTTCCTTTCACTTGCGAGCACGACAGAGATATTGAGTTCCTTGTGGATAAGGCAGATGTTGACGAAACTAACGCAACCGCAAAGGTTGAGAATATTTCAAAGGTGTTTGAGCAGACACAGGTTGCTCCCGAAACCGATGCACTTTTCTTCTCAAAGGTTGCAGCAAAGGCTCAGGCAACAGACGGCTACCATTCTTCAACAAAGACATCGGAGTGGACTAAGGAGAACGCTTATTCAAAGCTCAAAACAATTCTCTCTGCCGGCAAACTCCGCAGATACAAGGCAAGAGGCACACTTGTTGCCTATGTGACATCTCACATTATGGACTGCCTTGAACAGTCAACGGAGTTCACTCGTAAGATTGAGCTTACACAGATTGCAGAGGGCGGTATCGGCATTGAAACAAGAGTGACCGAGATTGACGGTTGCCCTATCATCGAGGTTATTGACGATGAGCGTTTCTACAATAACTTCAACTTTAACCCCGATGACGGCGGTTTTGAGCCTGCAACAGGCGCTCACAAAATCAATGTTCTTGTTGCCTGCGGTGAAACCTGCAAGACTGTTCCGAAGATTTCAAGCATTTACTTCTTTGCTCCCGGCTCACACACAGAGGGTGACGGCTGGCTCTATCAGAACCGTTCGCTTTCCGACACATTCGTATTCCCGAACGGCAAGGACGGCAAAATTGACAGCATTTATGCCGATGTTGACACAACGGCGGTTGTGTAATGTATGCCGATTACATTGAACATCAGGGCGGAGATGAAAACAGTATTATCTCTGCCGAACACATTGATGTTCTGACTTTTAACCGCATTGATTTTGAAAAACTTTCGGAAATGCAGAAGAGAATCATCGGCAGAGTGCATAGCAGACTTACTGCTTTTGAAGAAGAAAATGCCGATATGATTTCTTCCTACCTGAAAAGCTATTCAATCAACGGCACATCAATGGAATTTGGCGCAAGCTGGAATTTAATGTGCATCAGCGGAGTGGCAATTCCTGCCGACCTCTATGCGTTGCTAAAATCAACAGGACTTTGTTATCCTGCAATCTGAAAGGTGCGTGAAAACCGTGAAATTTCCGTCACTTGTAAAAAAGCAGTTCTGCAAAACTCCTGTCGAGGTCACAATCTACGGTGAGGGTGTTACCGAAGACGGAACACCCCTGACCGTGTTTGAATGCAAAAATCTGTATCCCTCCGAAAATCTTTATCCGTCAAATCTCCGCTGCGGAGGCAATGCTGTATGCAATGTGCAGTCAAAGGCAAAGACGGTCTATACCAAAGAGCAGAAAATTGTTCAGGTGTCGGCTGTCTTGCTTTTTGACGGCGATATTGCCCCCGACAGCCCCACTTTAAGCGGTGGCTTTGTAATCCTTGACGGTGTGAAGCGAAGTATCGTACAGGGTACAAAACACCGCAACCCTGACGGTACAGTTAATTTTACGGAATTGGATGTGATTTAATGGGATTTTCGGTATCATCAAAAATCAAACTCAATATGCCTGTTGTAAAACAGCTTGACAAGGCAAAGCAACAGGCTCTTGAACAGACAGGTGACGCACTTCTTAAACAGGTGAAAAACACGCAGGTAATGCCGTTTGATACGGGTAATCTTCAGAACGAAAATACCTTTGAAGATTGTGCGCAGAGTTGGAACGGCACGGTTAAAATTGTGTCAAGCACTCCGTATGCAAGGCGGTTGTATTTTCATCCCGAGTATAATTTCAGCCGTAAGGAAAACATTGCCGCCGGCGGTAAATGGTTCTCACCGTGGCTTGAGGGCGGTACACGGCAGAATTTTTGCAGTCGGGCATTTGTGAGATTATACAGAAAGGAAGCAGGACTTTGATTTACTTATCGGACATCAGAGATTGGCTCAAAAGCGTTACCTCAGCCGAGCATTATTACATCGGCAAACTTGACAACAAGCAGGACAGGTCAATCGGTGTGTATTCATTAAAGCAGTCGGGAACACCCACAAGGGCAATCGGCGGTGAAAGTACCTACGATACAATAAGCGTGTCTTTGCTTATCCATTACACCGACAACGCAAGAGAAACCGAGGAGTTTGCACGCAGACTTTACGAAACGCTTTACGGCATTAAAAATGTTGAAATTAAGGAACACAAAATCTATATAATCGAACTGCTCACGGAAGAACCCGTTGATGTGGGAACAGACGACAAGGGTGTGTATGAGCAGGTCATTGAAGTTAAATTTTATTACGAAAGGAAGTAATTTTATGGCAAAAGTTGAATCGGGAGTATTCCCGTGCTATGAAAATCAGTTTGCGGTTGGCAAGGCAGGAACAGAATCCGCCACGACAAATATTGCTAACTGCGAAGAATTTTCTGTTGCATTTGACAACGGTGTCGAGGAATGGACAGCCTTTGAAAACGAGGGCTGGAAGTCAAGGCTTATGACAGCAAAGTCAATCACAATTTCGGTAAAGGGCAAGCGTACAATCGGTGACGCAGGCAATGACCAGATTGCCGCCCTTGCATTTGAAAACGGCAGAAAGGCAGAAGTTTCGTTTATGTGGACCTTCCCCAACGGTGCAACCGTCCTCTTTAAAAATGCAGTTGTATCCGTTACATCAAACGGTGCAGGCGCAAGTACGGGTGTTGCTCCGCTTGAATTTGAAGTTATGTCAAACGGCAAACCCGTATATACAGCAGCCGCTTAAAAAACGAAAGGAATGAACGATTATGTCAAAGTTAATTGATATTACAGACAAGCTTAATTTTGAGGAAAAGCCGAGTGTCAGAGTTAAAAATGTTGATCTTGCAATCAACAATGACGCAGTTTCAATGCTCAAAGTTGCGGCACTTTTTGAGGACGGCAACGGTAAAAGTAAAGATGTTATCGAAATGTATCATCTTCTTTTTGATGAATCCGAGAGAGAAAAGATTGAAAAGTTAAAGCTGAATATGCACGATTTCAACGCCCTTATCAGCGAATCTGCCAAAATTGCAACAGGCGATTTGACTGACGAGGGGGAAGCTCAGACCCCGGCTACGACCTGATTGATGACTTTGATTTAATCGTGTCGAGCTTTCGCTCGGAGTACGGGGTCAGCATTTATTCAAAGGACTTTGCTAAAATGAGTTGGAATGAGTTCTGCTCACTTCTGCAAGGCTTAGGACCCGAAACACCGCTTGCAAGAACGGTTCAAATTCGCCTTGAAACCGACAAAGAGGTCTTGAAAAACTTTACTTCGTCACAGCATAAAATCCGCAACAAGTGGCGGTCAAGGAATATAAAGCACTATTCAGACGAAGATATGAACACCGTTCTTGCAGAATTTCAAAACTTTTTTGCCAATCTGTAAATTTGTACATAATTTTCATTGTATCTACAAAATTCTTGACAATGTTAATATATAGTGATAAAATGTAACATACACTAACAAATTTATTAAGGAGAGTGTATGTTTATGAAATGTCCACATTGCGGAAACGAATTAAAGGACGATGCAAAATTTTGCGACAAGTGCGGTGCAGGCTTTGGCGGAAACGATTCAACCTCGGCAACCGTAAATCCTGCAAATGCGAAGAAGAAAATTTACAAGCGTTGGTATTTTTGGGTTATTATCGTTGTTGCTATTATGATTGTTGGCGGTGTAAACGGTGCAATTAACGGTAACAGCGGTTCAAACAAATCAAAGCAGGAAACTACTGTTGCAAATCAGAGTTCAGAAAAAGCAACTGAAAAAGCGACAGAAGCACCGACCACAAAAGAAGTTGCAACAGAAAAGCCTACTAAAGACCCGAAAAAGGTTGAAAAAGAATTTAAAGACGGTTGCAAAACAGTCGACTTTAAAACTCTTTCAAGAAACCCTGACAAGTACAAAGGTAATGACTACAAGTTTGAAGGTCAGATTATTCAGGTTCAGGAAGGCTGGGGCGATTCGGTTGACCTGAGAATCAATATAACCAAAGAAGAAAATGAGTATCTTGATGAACCATTGTGGACTGATACAATCTACGCAACTGTAGAAATTCCTGACGGTGCGGACAAACTCCTTGAAGATGATGTAATCACATTCTGGGGAACTTGTGACGGCGACTATACATATGAAACCGTAATGGGCAACAATGTGTCACTTCCGAAAATCGACATCAAATACTACGAACTCAACAAATAAAACAAAAAGCCACTCCAAATGGGGTGGCTGTTCTTTTGCAAAAATTTTATTGGCGTACATCATAACGGTGTGCGCTGTTTTTATGCCTGTTTTTAAAGAATCTAAAATGAAAGGAAGTGGTGAATATGGCGACAAAGGCGGGTGAAATTGAGCTTGATGTCAGGCTGACAGGTGATGATATTTCCAAAACATTGCATAAGATTTCCGATTCAATTACAAAAAAGTTTGATTCGGCATTTTCAAGTCTTTCAAAAGATTTTGAAAATGTAAGCACGGATATGAAACAGTCCTTTTCAAAGGTTGCAGAGGGTGTTTCTCAGAAAACCGAGAAAGAGTTTTCAAATATCAAAGGCAGCGGTGAGCAGTTAAGCAATTCGGTTTCATCTTCGTTTAAGAAAATCGGTGTGGCTGTGGTTGCCGCCTTTTCCGTTGCCAAAATCAAGGAGTTCGGTCAGCAGTGCATTGAATCGGCTGCGGAAGTCAATGCGGCAAATTCGCAGTTTGAGCAGACATTCGGCACAATGCAGTCACAGGCAGAATCAGCCATTCAGAGCGTTGCCAATCAGAGCGGTATTCTTGAAACCCGATTACAGGGTGTCGGCACAAGCATTTATGCCTTTGCAAAAACTACTGGAATGGACAGTTCAAGTGCTTTGGGTATGATGCAGGAGGCTTTGCAGGTAACAGCCGATAGTGCCGCATATTATGACCGTTCGCTTGAAGATACCGCAGAAAGCCTGAAATCGTTTCTCAAAGGCAACTTTGAAAATGATGCCGCACTCGGTTTGTCCTGTACTGAAACCACACGAAATGCGGCGGCTAATAAGCTGTATGGCAAGTCATTTACGGATTTGTCGGAATCGCAGAAACAGCTCACGCTTTTGCAAATGGTCAAGGACGCTAATCAGCTTTCGGGTGCTATGGGACAGGCAAGCCGTGAAGCAGACGGTTGGGAGAATGTAACAGGCAACCTCAGAGAAAGTTGGAAACAGCTCCTTGCCGTAGTCGGTCAGCCTATTCTTCAGGTGGCAACTCAGGTTGTAAAGCGGTTGAGTTCCGCACTTGCAACTTTAACGGAATATGCCAAAGGTGCGGTTGAATCGCTTTCAAAGGTCTTCGGCTGGGATACAGGCAACAACACCGCAAGCAATATCAAATCTGCATCCGATTCTGCCAAAAGCCTTACGAATACGGCAGATGACAGTTCAAAGTCACTTGATAATGTTCAGAAAAGTTCCGAAAAAGCAAAGAGAAGTGTTGCGGGCTTTGATAAGCTGAATGTGCTTTCAAGTACCGATAGTTCTTCAAAGTCAGACACCTCCTCATCAAAAAGCTCTTCAGGCGGTTCATCAGGCGGAGCTGTTGCAAAGAATGTTGTCAAGGACACAAGCAAAAACCTTTCGGGAGCATTCAAAAATCTATACGAAAAAAGCGGATTCAAAGGCTTTGTCGAGAATGTACAGAAAGGTATTAACAAGGTTGATTGGTCAGCTATAGGCAAGAACTGCAAGACCGTTTTTGATAATGCTGTTCCCATAGTTCAAAAGGCATTCGGCACAATGCAAAAGGTCGGTTCCGCAAAACTCGGGGCAATTGGCTCTGCATTCGGAGCGGTTGCGACAATCGGCGGAAAGTCGTTTCAGACCATTTCAGGCGGTGTTGCTAAGTGGATTTCAAAAGACAGGGAAAAGATTATCGGCTTTATAGACACCATAGGCAACAATCTTACAAACGGCTATAACAATCTTTCAATCTTTTTTGATAATTTCGGTACACTTGCAGGCAATGCAATTGACAATGTTCGCCCTCAAATGGAAGAATCAATTTCCAATCTTTTAAGCGGTCTTACAACCTTTGCGGGTTCAGTCGGCGAAGTTGTTTCGGGTGCGTTTTCAATCGCAACCGAAAGCCTTGTTGAATGGACTGAAAATGACGGTGCAACAATCACAGAATTTCTTGAAAATTTACAATTGCAGTTTGCAGATGTGTTTGACTTTATCGGTCAGATTTTCGGAGATATCGGAACAATTATCAGCGAATGGTGGAACGGCAACGGACAGCAGATTTTTCAGAATGTCTGCAATATGTTTACCAATATCGGCACAACCCTGATGAATGTTTACAATCAATGGATTAAGCCTGCGTGGGATTTTATCGTAGCAATCGTAAAATCAGCTTGGGAAAACTGGCTGAAGCCTGTTTTTGAGGGTGCAATAAACTTCTTCGGCAAGGTTGCAGACTGTGTTTCAACCGTGTGGAATAACTTCCTGTCACCGTTTGTAAACTGGCTTGTCAGTTTTTGGGGACCTATATTTCAGAATGTTTTCAATGCCGTAAAAAGAGTGTTTGATAATGTGTTTACATTTATCGGTGGGTTGGTTACCTCTATACAGAAAACATTCGGCGGTCTAATTGACTTCATTACAGGTGTTTTCTCAGGCGATTGGAACAAAGCATGGCAGGGTATCTATGACTTCTTCAAAGGCATTTGGGACGGCATTTGCGCCGTGTTTAAGTTCATTATAAACGCAATCATTGACGGCATAAATGCGTTGTGGACGGGCATTTATAACTTTGTTTCTGGCGTTGTTAATTCAATCGGCGGAATAGCCGGTATTATCGGAGCGGCTTTTGGACAGGATTGGAGTTTTTCAATGCCTGAAAATCCGCCTCTCATTCCGAGATTTGAAGAACCCACGGAATCACCGGCACGAAAATTTGCAAAAGGCGGTATTGTTAAAGCTCCGACACTTGCGGTTGTCGGCGATAACGCAGGTGCTAACAGCGGTAACCCTGAGGTTATTTCTCCTCTTAACAAGTTACAGGGTATGCTCGACAATTCGGACGGTCAGGATACAGTGATTCTCACACAAATTCTTGACCTGCTTAAACGCATTTATGAAATGTTCATTATCTTTCGCAATAACGGCGGCAACACTTATTCATTTACTGCCGAGCTTGAGGGTTCAACGATTTTTGAAGAAATGATAAGACAGGATGAGCTTTACAGACGCAGACACAACGGTAAATCCGCATTCGCATAAAGGGGGAAATGATATGTCAAATTATAACGGCTATTTGCTTAAATTCGGCAACAACATAATGCCGAATAAGTACATTACCGCATTTTCATCAACTCCGAATCAGCGACTTGAAACTTCTGCGGAACGAGATCAGAACGGTACGCTTCAAAGGGCAACGCTGCCAAATTACAAAACAAAAATTTCGTTTTCAACTCACATTCTTCATCTTGACGAAAAGATTGATTTTCAGTCGATTATCAACCGCTCAATGGCGAATAAGTTACAGAGGAAGTGCAGGGTAACTTATTGGAACGATGAAACGAACAGCTATTACACCTCTTATTTTTATATTCCCGATATTGAATATACCGTAATGGATGCCGAAAAGAATGATATAACCTATCAGCCGATTACTGTTGAGCTGATTGAGTATTAAGGGGTGATTCTTAAAAATGCTTGTATCTAAAGAAATTGCTGATAAGCTGAAAACAAACACACTTTACAACACCGTTGCCCTGCATTCCCCCGACGGCAGTTTTGAGGATATAACAGGTGAAAGTATCGTGCTTGACAGTTTTTCGCTTGAAAATGAAATCGTTGAAAAAGAATTGAAATTCGGCGGTTGCATAGCCTCTGAAATGAGCGTGAAACTCATTGATTATGATTGCTCGGCTTTGATAGGAAAGACGGTACAGGTCATCATAACGGCAACATATCTTGAATCAGAGTTGTATCCGTCAGATGATTTGTACCCGTCAAATACTCTTATTTGTCCTGCCGAAACAGGAACGGTTGAATGTCCTGTTTTCTACGGTAAAATTCAGTCGGCTCAAAGAGATAAAAAACAGCGTAACATCGTCAAAATCACAGCCTATGACGCTTTTTATGATATGTCAAAGGTGGATATGTCTTTGTGGTTTGCAGGCAAAGAGAACGAGGACGGCAGTTTTGCTTATGGTTATGCGCACTATCAAAAAGACGATAATTTTAAGAACTTTTATTCAATAATCGCAGAATTTGCCAAAGATTATGCAATTACAGGGGTTTCACCGCCGAGCTTATCTGTCTTTAGTGTACCGCTGAAATTTGATGATACCTGCGTGGAAAAGGTTATAAAGGACATTACCTTGTCAGATTTAATCCAAGCTTATGCAGAATTAACTTTGAGCTTTGCCGTTATAGATGCCGACGGAAAAATGCGTTTTAAAAGGCTGTATTCTCAATCTTCCGTTGAAACAATCGATTCGTACAAAGATTTATCCTTTGAAGATTACGAACTTGAGCCTATCCGTATGTACAGTGCTAAGTTTGCTGATAAAAAAGCGTTTTTGTATGGCAACAGTAACGATTTTTCGTGGTATGTTTCCGATAACATTTTGATGAGGTGCAGAACAACAGCAAGTGATATCGGCACAAAATATAATTCTGTTAATTTTTTTGGTGATGTATATAAATACCGCCCGACAAAAATTAAGCTGTTTTCGTATTGGTGGCTTGAGGCAGGCGATAAGTACACAATTAAAACTCCGTTTGAAGATTTGCCGACAATCGAAACATTTGTGTTCAATAAGAAAATGGACGGATTTATAACTGCCCTCACGTCAAAGGGCGAAAAACGATTAGGAAAGGAAGTAAAAGAAAATGAACAAATACAATAAAATTGTCTTTGTGAACGGCTCTGCTCCGCCCCTCAATGCCGACAACCTCAACCATATGGACGAGGGGATTGAACAGGCAACAGACGGGGCAATTGCACTTGAAACCGAAATAGCCACGGCAAGAGGCGGTCAAAATTCACTCGGAGCAAGGCTTGATAAAACAGACAAGAGTATTGCCCGAAAGCTCGATTCAATGCCGTTCGACAGCGAACCAAAAAATAACAGCCCGTGTTATCTCACAAGTGGTACGGTTTACAATGCTCTGCTTGTTAAAGCCGATAAAACCGCCTTGGCGACTAAATACGATTCGTCAAATATCGAACTCGGCACAGCTACTCTTACTCCGTACTCTACTCAGATTGATAAAATAAAATCTGCAA